AACATACTCCCCTAAATTCAGGGAAGATGTCGAGCAGTATCTTCTACAAGCTCGTAAACAACCCATCGCCCCCGTGGCCCAGCAATTCCCGAAAGACAGTTGCTGGACCCGGAAAAGGTAGCCAAGAATCTACCTCGCATTGTCTACGGCCACGATTTGGCCTACAATATTGCCTTGAGGATGGTTTTTGGTGGTTTGGTTGAAGACTTCGTCAAACACCACAGCCAGACTAAAACGGCTATGGGTGTCAATCCAAACTCAATAGACTGGTCCACAGTTTACGAGAAGACCCATAGACACCCGAACATCATGTGCACCGACATAGGTAAGCAAGAAGCAAGCGCCGGGATAGTGTTTTCAAGAGCTTTCGCTGTGTTTGCCAAAAGGCAGATAAAGTGTGCTCCTGATGACGAGACCCTCATAGATAACCTCTGTGCCGGCCTCAGTTCCTACTATTTCATCTCAGAAGGGGTAGTCTATCTCACACTCCTGGGTCACAGCTCAGGGCACTTTCTGACCACTCTATACAATTCTTTTATGGTATGGTGTGGTCTTAAACTGGCATTTTCTCAACTTTGTCCAAAAGAAGTCTTCGAGGAAAATGTCTCCCCTTGTTCCACTGGTGACGATTCAGTCGTCGGCGTTTCTGACGCCGTTTCAGACAGATACAACACCACGGCCCTATCGAAAGTTTTTAAAGATCGATGGGGCATCACTCTCACAGACGCGACCAAATCGGCCACCCCAGCCCCTTTTGTCAAACTTGGGAGTCCCGAACACAGCTTTCTCGGAAGAACCTTGACCCCCGACCCCAAGACGGGTAAGATAATAGGGAAATTGAGGATGTCCAGTATCGACAGTATGTTGGTCTGGACTAAAGACGTGAAAGGGATATCTAAGAAAGATATGATAAGCCTTCGGGCCTCCATGGCGTTTCAAGAACTTTCTAATTACAGTTCAGACACGTATGAGAAGAAAAGAAGGCAGTTCCACCACGACTGTGAGAAGAACCATATAGAACCTCCTTTCATACCGG